TACAAAGTATAGAATCATTAGAAAGATTTCAGTTTTCTAAGATAAGAAATACAGAAAGAACACAAGGTAGATTAGATGATTTAGTAGAACAACTAGATGCAGAAAGTGAAAATGCTTTTGCTGAGTTTGAAAAAATTATAAAAAATCCAGAATCTATATTAGATATAGAAAAAGATATTATGAAGAGATTAAAAAAATCTCATCAAAGAAATTTAAAAGTATTAAGAGAACTATCTGAAGAATTTGCTACTAGAGGTTTAACAAAAAAACAAAAAGCATATTATGATATTCTTATTGATAGAGTTACAAGTATATATAAAAATGCAACACCAAAAGAAAAAGGTATATTAGATGAGATTATTACATTTAAGATAGGTGAAACAACAGTACGTGGTAGTAAAAGTAGAGCAAACAAATTACGTCAGCTTCTTGGTAAAATAGAAAATCCACAAAGACTAGATGCAGATTCTTTGATAGCTAATATGACAAGAACATTTGAAGCATTGTATACAAAACCAGTTAAACCTACAAACGAAAAGTTTTATTTTACAAGACATTGGAATACAGGAGCAATACAGGATAATGAAGTATTATTTAGAGGTATTCTGTATAATCATTATCTTAAAAATCCTGTTGGTAGACTAGCATCAATAATTGAAGATGGTGATAAAGCTAAAATAGAATCAGAAATAAATAAAAAAGTTACACAAACCTATAACAGAATTATAGCTGATCACGATAATTTAAATGTAGAAAACATAAATGGGCAAGGTTTAAACAAGTTTGTTATGCATAGAAAACTTGATGCACCTAATAGTTTGTTTGTAGGAGTTGGTCCAGATAAAATTAATTTTATAGATGTAAATGCAGACTCAGTAATGAGAGTGTATATGCAAAGGTTCGGACCTAATGTAGAAATGGCAAGAATGTTTAATGGAGATAGATTTGGTGATAGTGAGTTATTTCAATCTATAGATGATGCTATACAAAGATACAGTAAAGAAGTAAATAAAAATTACAATAAAGAAGCAAATAGATTTGCAAATCAATATGATGATATGCGTGAATTATCTTATGCTGTTATGGGTAGAATGGGATTAGGTGCTAATACAGGCTCACGTTCTAATCAAGTAGCAAGAATATTACAGCAATATGCACAGCTTACTATGATGGGTAGTGCAACATTAGCATCTCTTGCAGATCCATTTAAAGTAATTTTATCTAGAGGACTAAGAGAAACTTTTGGCAGATACATTAATTCTTGGTTAGGTGATTTAAATGGTATTGAAAAAGCATTAAGAAAAGCTGGAGAAGAAGACTTACTTATTGTTACTGGAGAAGCTAATGATCCAATACTAAATACAGTAGCAACTAGGATGTCAGATATTGATTCATCACTTGGTATGCATGGTAATAGGAAGTTAGGTAGAATAGGAGATAAAATTGCAGATATTACAGATAGAGCATCAGCTAGTTTTTATAATGTAAATTTATTAAATCAATGGACTACAGGTCTTAAAAGATGGGTATCTAGTATGTCTGCTGATAGAATAATTAGAACTGGTATAGCTATTGTAGATGGTAAACCAACAACCAAAAACTTAAAATTTGATGAACAAATATTATTACAGCATGGTTTAACAAGAACTGATTTAAGAAAGATAGCTAAAGTTTGGAGAGCAAATAATGGCGAAAGAGGTAAAAAAATATATTATAGTAATGTAACAAAGTGGATGGATCAAGAACCAGAGTTAGCTAGAAAGTATATTGCGGCTGTTAGAGCAGACATTATTAGCACAATCATTACACCTACAGATGCAGATAAGCCACTTTTATCATATGGTAAATTTAAAGGTAGTAGATTTGGTAAATTATTAGGTGATAGACAACACACATTTTTTAAAATACCTATACAATTTATGAGTTGGAGTTTTGCCGCTAACAATAAAATATTATTATCTACATTGCAAGGTAGACACAAAGGAGTTATGGCTGGGGTTGTTGCTATGTTAGCGGCTGGGGTAGCAAGTGATTATATTAGAAATAGAAGTTGGTGGGAAAATAAATCTTTAACAGAAAAAATTATAAGAGGTATTGAATATTCAGGACTAACAAGTTATTGGTTAGATATTAATAACTTTGTAGAAGTAGCTTCATATAATAACTTTGGTATACGACCTTTGTTTGGTCAAGAAAATCCTTTTGCTGGTGAAACAGGTGATGCATTGTCAGAACCATTTGGTCCTGTAGGTAGTTTAGCTTATGATAGTTATAGGTTATTTGCAGATGATGAATTGACATTAGATAGAAAAGCATCAATAATACGCAGATTGATACCATACAACAATATTTTATATTTAAAATGGTTGTTTAAAAGTATGGAAAATACTATAGTGGATCAAATAGAGGATTAAATGGCAATAGTAGTCAATGATACAACACCAAGAAACCAGTACACTGCTAGTGGTGGTCAAACACAGTTTACTTATAGCTTTGAAATATTTGAAGTAACAGATATTAAAGTATTTAAGGGTGCTACTTTATTAACATATGCCGCTTCTCCAAGTGGAGCTACACAATATTCAGTACAAGGTGCTGGTACAAGTGGTGGAGGTACAATAACATTAGGTGCTGGTGCTACTGCTAGTGATATATATACATTAGTAAGAGATATACCAGTAAAAAGAACTTCTGATTTTCCTACATCTGGTCCGTTTGTTATAGAAAGTTTAAATACTGATCTTGATAAAATGGTTGCTATGATGGGTGAAAGAGAAGATGAGATAGCAAGATCAATAAGATTAACAGATGATGATGCAACAGCAACATTAACACTGCCTGTATCAGCAACAAGAGCAAATAAAGTTTTAACATTTGATGGTAGTGGTAATGTATCTACTTCCATAGCATCTACTGATGTAAGTACAGTTGCTGGAATAGCTAGTAATATAACAACACTAAGTGGAATAGCAAGTAATGTTACAACAGTAGCTGGTATTAGTAGTAATGTAACTACAGTTGCTGGCAAGTCATCAGAAATAACTTCTGTTGCGGCAGTTGCTAGTTTAATAACTTCAGACTTTGTATCAGATCTAAACACATTAGCAGTAACAGATGTTGTAAATGATATTAATACATTGGCTACTTCTGATATTGTAAGTGATTTAAATACTTTAGCTACATCAGATATTGTTAGTGATCTTAATACATTAGCAACAAGTGATATTGTTACTGATATAAATACTCTTGCTACAAGTGATATAGTAAGTGATTTAAATACACTTGCTACAAGTGATTTTGTATCAGATTTAAATACAATAGCTACTTCAACAAATGTAAACAATATTGCAACAGTTGCTGGCAATAACTCAAATATAAATACAGTAGCTGGTAACAATTCTAATATTTCTACTGTCGCTGGAATATCAAGTAACGTTACTACTGTTGCTGGTATTACAAGTAATATTGCTACAGTCGCTGGAATATCAGCAAATGTAACAACAGTTGCTGGTAATAATGCAAACATAACTACACTAGCTGGTATAAGTTCAGATGTAACTTCGTTAGCAAATGCTTTATCTTCTACTACTAATTATACAGTAACAGTTGCAAGTGGTAATTTATATGGTGGTGGAACTGGTAATGTATTTTATTTAGATGGTACAGGTAATCCAGCAATTACTTTAATAAGAGGTAATACGTATATATTTGATCAAAGTGATTCTAGTAATGCTACACATCCAATAGCATTTAGAACAAGTGCAGATGCAAGTTATACAACAGGTGTAACTTCTACTGGTACTCCTGGAAATGCTGGAGCAAAAACTACATTTGTTGTGCCTTCAGATGCACCAGCTTCTTTAAAGTATTATTGCACTAGTCATGGAAATGGTATGGGTAATGTTATTACTGTAGAAACTTCAAACATAAATGTTGTTGCTAGTAATATAGGAGAAGTGAATAGTTTTGCACAAAGATATAGAGTAGGAACAAGTGATCCTACATCATCACTTGATGAAGGTGATTTAGCATATAATAGTACAGCAAATGCTTTAAAATATTATAATGGATCTGCTTGGGTTACTATTGTTGCTGGTTCTTTAACAGATGTAGTTCAAGATGGTAGTCCACAATTAGGTGGTAATCTTGATGTTCAAACTAATTCAATAGTATCTACATCTAATCGAAATATAAACATTACACCAGATGGTTCTGGAAAAGTAGTTTTAGATGGATTAAGCTATCCAACATCTGATGGTACAGCAAATCAATCTATAACAACAGATGGTTCTGGCAATCTATCATTTGCTACAATACAAGCAAGTGAGTTGACAACTGCTGGAAATTTGTTTAGTAATTATAATAGTGTAAGTAGTAATGCTACTTCTACGACAGCCAGTACAAAAAATGCGTTTCTTTTTGGACCGATAACTGTAAGTGGTTCTGCTACTTGGACAATAAATGGAAATGGTACATTAGAAATATTATAGGAGTAAAACATGGCAAGTACAGTAGCAGTAGATAAAATACAAGGAGCAAGTGGAACAACAGTAACTATACCTACTGGACATTCCTTAGTCGTAACAGATGGTATAGGTATATCAAGTTTACCAACAGTCACAGTAGCAAAAGGTGGTACAGGATCAACAAGTGCAAGTGCCGCTAGAACAGCTTTAGGTGTTGCAATAGGTAGTGATGTACAGGCATTTGATGCTGATACAGTTAAGAAAGATGTAAACAATACATTTACTAAAGCACAAAGAGGTAGCACACAAACTGCTGGATCACAGACAGGTAGTGTAACACTTGATTTTGATACTTATCAAAACTTTGTTTTAACAGCAACAGGTAATGTAACACTAGCTAATCCTTCAACTGAATCAGTAGGGCAGTCTGGTATAATAGTTTTTATACAAGATGGTACAGGAAGCAGAACACTATCACTAGGTACAGATTATGAAACTGCTGGTGGTGCTGGTTTAACAATATCAACAGGAGCAAATGCTGTTGATGTTATACCATATTTTGTTAAGGCTTCTGGGTCAATACAACTAGGAGTACCACAACTTGCCTTTGCATAGGAGACATAAGTAATGCCAGTACGAGGTGAATTTTTCCAAAATCCTGGTAGTGGAGGTGGTGCATTTTATTCTTATCAAATAGAACAAAGTGTTAGACTAGACAGACTTCATGCCGATAGATTATATAGAACACCTAGTAGTGCAGGCAATAGAAGAACTCTTACTATTTCTTTTTGGTTAAAAAGAGCTGAGACTGCTCAATACCAAACAGCGATATTACAATCAGATGACCCATCAACAGTTAACAGAACAAGTTCTATAAATTTTTTAACAGAAGCTAATGGAACAGGTAATGAGGGTAAACTAGCTTTTGGTATAAATGGTGGACTTGAAGCAGTAGCATATAGTGAAGGAAGATATAGAGACTCAACTGGTTGGACAAATATAGTACATAGAATAGATACCACACAATCAACAAATACCGATCGAACAAGAAGTTATGTAAATGGAAGTTTAATTAGTTATGGTAATGATCCTGGTACTACAACTTATCCTAGTCAAAATTATGAAACTGGATTTTGTAGTACATCTCAAATAACTGTAGCAAGTAATGGTAATGCAAACGCTGATTATCCTTTAGCAGGATATTTAGCAGAATTTATATTAGCAGATGGTTATTCATATGATGCTAGTTATTTTGGAGAAACAAAAAATGGTGTATGGGTTCCAAAAGACTATCACAATACAACAGGTAATTATGGTACCACAGGATTCTATCTCCGATTTGAAAATGCAAGTGACCTCGGCAATGATTCGAGTGGGAACAATAATGATTTTACAACAGCTATGGGAGCAGACCATCAAGTTCTTGATAGTCCAACATTTGGGAGTTAATTATGCCGAGTAGTGGAAATTTTCCAGTTTTAAATACTTTATACAGGGGTCAAAGATCATCATCTTCAAGTTATTATTCAGCAGCAACACAAGGAAATACAAGATTTAAATCATTAGGAACAAGTGCAGATGTTTTACAAATAAGCACTGTTGAAAATTTAAAAACTGGTAAATGGTATTGGGAATTTGTTTTAATGAGTAATAATGGTGATAGAATGGCAAATACTGGTGTTGCTGACTCTAATCGTGCTAACTGGGATTATACTGTTAATTCTGATGTTTACGGTACTGGCACAAGTTCAAAATCTGTTCATTTTTATACTTATGGTCAAATAATGAGAAAAAATGGTTCTGATACTGGAGCTTATTCAACAAATAATTCTTCTCATTCAATAGGAGATGTTTTTGGATTTGCGTTAGATACTGATAATGGTAAAGCATATGCTCATAAAAATGGAACATATTATGCTTCTGGTAATCCTGCCACTGGTGCAAATCCTGGTGCTACTTGGACAGTAGCAACTGAGTTTACAGATGGTTTTACACCATATTTTGCAAATTCAGGAGGATTTGATGGAGATGGAATACTCAACTTTGGACAAGACTCAACATTTGGTGGAGCTAAAAGTGCAGGAGGTAATGCTGATGAAAATGGTTTTGGTGATTTTCAATATGCTCCTCCCTCTGGTTTTTTAGCAGTATGTTCGGCTAACTTACCTATTTCAGATGACATAGACCCAGCACAGACTGATACAAATTTTCCTGCAAAACAATTTAATACTATTAATTATACTGGTAATGATGGAGCACAAAGTGTAACTGGATTAGGACTATCCCCTGACCTCATTTGGCTTAAAGCTAGAAATAGCTCACAACATTATGCTTTATTTGATACTAATAGAGGTGCATTAAAAAGACTAGGAAGTAGTAGAACAAATGCTGAAGATACAGATTCTTCATTTTTATCTTCTTTTGATGCTGATGGTTTTTCTTGGTCATCTGGAGGAGATAATACACAAAATGGATCTTACAATTATGTTGCATGGTGTTGGAGAGCTAATGGAGGAACAACTTCTAGTAATGGTAATGGTTCAATAACTTCTACAGTACAAAGTTCTACTTCTGGGGGTTTTAGTATTATAACCTATACTGGAAATGGAAGTTCAGGTGCTACTATAGGGCATGGTTTATCATCTAAACCAGAATGGATTATAGTAAAAAATCGTTCATCTTCAGAGCATTGGACACTTTATCATGTATCGGCTGGAGCAACAGATTATACAACATTTACTGCTTCCGCATTTACTGCTAATAGTGGATTTTGGAACGATACAGAACCAACAAATAGTCTTATAACATTAGGAAATAATGCCAGAGTTAATAGTAATGGAGATAATTATGTATGTTATGCTTGGCATGGAGTTGATGGATATAGTAAATTTTCTAATTATAAGGGAACAGGAAGTTCAGATGATGACGGAGTATTTGTGTATACAGGATTCAGACCAAAATTATTATATTTAAAAAAAGATGGTACAACAAGTTGGAATGTATTTTATTCACCACCAAAAACATTTAACTCAGCTAGTAACGCATATTTAACTTGGGATACTTCAGATCAAGAAGCAAATGGAGTTCCAGTTGACTTTTTAAGTAATGGTTTCAAAGTGCGTAGCAGTGGTACTGGTGTAAATGCTAGTGGTACAACTTTTTATTATGGCTGCTGGGGAGACGTGCCATGGAAATATAACAATACTTTTTAGGAGGTAAAATAATATGTGGGCTTATATAAAAGATAATAAAATAGAGGAGATAATAGCTAGACCTAAAGATATGGTCATAGATGATGTAAGACATTCTCGAAGAATATTTACAGCATGGACTTGGGATGAACTTAATGCCATAGGTATCTATACTGTAGAAGCAGGAGCAAAAGGGAATGATAGGTTTGAAATAACAAGTCAACCTACTTATACATTTGATAATTCTAACAAAAAAGTTACTACTAAATACACCACCAGTGATAAAGCATTAGATGATGCTAATGCTAAAAACGAAGATGGTAGTGATATGAAAGACCCTATTACAGGAGAACAAGTAATTAACTATGGTTTAAAAACATTAGCTAAAAATCAATGTAAAATTACTGCCAATGAACTAATAGCACGATTTAATTGGTTAGTAGAACGTAGTATTTATGATAGTAGTAAAGCTATTCCTGATGCAGTAAAAACATATGTTACAGCAATAAGAAAAGATTGCAGTGATATTGAAACAGCAATCACAAATGCAAAAGATATGGATGCTTTCAAAGAATTGTATTTAGATGAATATAACAGTGATGGTTCAATTAAAACAGTAGCAAGAGTAAATAGGTGGACAAGTGATAGCACAGTTAAAGAATATATTAGATAAGATAAAATCTTATTTTAAAAAGAAACGTAAAAGAGGTAGACCTCCAAAGACAAGAGCATTCTAATGACTATAGATCCTTTTCTAGTTTGGAATATAGTTCTGTCTTTTATAGTTGTTCCTTTTGGTTGGGCATTTGGTAAATTATTTTCAGAGGTAAAAAGATTACAGCTACACTTAAATGTTACACGTGAAACATATGCCACTAAATCTGAGTTAAATAATGAAGCAAGAGAAACTAAAGAAGCTATAATAAGACTTGAACAAAAACTAGATAGGATAGCAGATAGATGGTCGAGCCAGTAACAGCAGTTCTTACTGGCATAGCACTAGTAAAACAAGCAACTTCATTTATAAAAGAAAACATCAATACAGTAAATGATATATCTGGTATTGCTAAACAGATAGATCAAATGTTTGCTGGACAACAAGAGATTAATAAAGAACGAAGTAGAGTAGCAAATAGTACAGCTAATGAGTTAGGTTTATCAAATGTTACTCAAAGTATAATTGATGCCAAGTTAGCAAATGAGCAAATGCAAGAAGTAAAGAATATGATAAATCTTAGATTCGGACCTAATACTTGGGATGAAATTTTAATGGAACGCAAACGTAGAATAGAAGCAGTTAAGCAACAAAAGTTATTAGCTAAAAAAAGAAAGATAGAAAAACAAAGAGAAATGATGGCTACTGCAAAACAAGCAACAATAGGTATAGGTATAGTATTTACTGTGGTTGTATTATTTATTATATCATACGTAGCTTTTGCATCTGAAGAAGAAGAATGTATGCAATTCTATCCTAAGTATTATTTGGTATGTTTAAATGAAGGTAAAGAAACAGCTTTGACTGAACAATATTTAGATCGTCTTAAATACAGACAACAAAATACTTGTTGTTTATTACAAAATGAAATGGAGTAACTATGGCACTAACAGCATTAATCGGACCAGCAACTAAACTCATTGGTAAGTTTGTTAGAGATAAAGATAAACAAGCACAACTTGCACATGAGATCTCAACTATGGCAGAGAAACATAGTCAACAACTTATGATGCAACAACTAGAAGTAAACAAAGCTGAAGCTAAAGGTAATTGGTTTCAATCTTCTTGGCGACCTCTTGTTGGTTGGATCTGTGCAATATCTCTAGGAATTAATTTTATGGTATCACCAATTTGTGCTGGGTTTGGTATAACAATACCACAAGCTGACATGAGTGTAATGATGCCATTGCTTTTAGGTATGCTTGGACTTGGTGGTTTACGTTCTTTTGACAAGTTAAAGAAAACTGATACTAAAACTTTGAAAAAGTAGGTAGAATCATAAGCAAAGATTATTTAGTGGCACTCAGTGGTCATTTAAACGACTCGAAAAATCCCAGTTTTCTGGGCTAATCGTAGAACTTACCACCAGCTTCTTTCATTAGTAAAACTATTTTTTCTGCTCGTGTTTTAGTTTGTTTAAACCATTTTGAGTCTTGTGCTTCTATACTTGCCTTGTCATAGTTACCTTCTTCGAGGGCGGCAATCATATTTTTAAACTTACTAAATCTAGTTATACCTAAATTAAATGCCATATTGTATACAGCTTTTTGTATTGGATGTGGTGCTGTTTTCATAAAAGGATAATTTATATCTACTTCTGCAATCACTTCTTCTATTCTTGCTTTTAATAATAATCTTGCTTCTCTTTCAGACAATCCATGATCTTGTATTTCTATACCATATCCTATTGTCTTTAATCCAGCTGGACAATCATACACAATATGTCTACCATGTTCAGTCTTGACTGAACCTTCATCTCTCACTAAATCATTTATCAAATCATCAATCATTTTACCATCCTATATTTATCTATTTTAATTTTTCTATCTTTTCTTTTTCTCTTTTGCTCCGAGTTTTCAGACCCCCCTCCTTTCATATAAGGGGGTGCTGAAAACTCTTGTCTTGTATGACCTTGAACTATTATATCTTCATAACAATCAGCACAATAATATTTACCACCTTTCCATTTTACAGCTGGTTCATTACAATATCTGCATTGTTTCTTTAATGCAGCCATCTTCCAAGCATCATCAAAGATTCCCATTCCTATCTCCTATAAGTATACTATATTGCCTTTTCTTTTTTGTGCAAGACTAACCTTTATCTTATATATTTTTGACAATATTTGTATAGTTCTAGGACTAGGTATTTTTCTTTCTGAGTTTACAATAGTTGATATAGACAAGCCAGACTCATTGGCTACCTCTAAAAGAGTATAGCCAAGATTATGTCTAGCTTCTCGGAGAATTTTACATATATTAGAATGGCGGTGCATCATCATCTTTTACACCAGCACTATCTTTTTTCTCACATAGTTCTATTCTACTATCAAACCTACCACACACAATACTTGTGTAGTAAGTACCATCTTCTAGTTTAGAATATTGTAACTCACCTTCGATATAAACAATCATACCTTTCTTAATGTAATCCATTACAAATTTACTTTTGTATGGATCAAATACACTTATCTTGTGATGATGTGCTTTACGATTTTCTTTACTACCAGAGTTGTGAGTAACAACAAGTTTGCAATACTCATCATTCTTCATAGGTTCTGGATCTACTGCACAATGTCCTAATATAATAACTTTAGCTAATGTCTGCATTCTTTTCTTTCCTTTCTTTCATTAGTTTAATTTGATCTTTGTAAGCATCTTGAAACCATTTCTTATCTTTTTCATCTAATTCATTGATTTCATCTTTGTAAGTAAGATACAGATCATCAAGCATAGTTTTATCTACTGCTTCTTGTATCTCCCTATAGTAATCTTTCTTCAGTCTTTCTAATGCTTTAGGTGAAGTATCTGGTTTACTAGATAAATTACCATCATCATCATCATCACCTACAATACCAAGTAATGCACACATACCATATCTTCTAGCATATGTAATAGATCCACCAAGTTTCTGTGGATCATTAGCATCTTTAGATACTAGAGGTATACCACCATCACAAACTACCTTACCAGATATATGTATAAGATTAGTCTGCAATATAGATCCTCCAGATTCTAGTTGCTTTACTACTTGTTGTAATGCAAAGTTATTAGATTGCAAAGCTGGTTTGATTGTTTTCAAACAACTTGCAAGTCCAGCAAATTTACTTTTAAAATGAGGATTCTCATCACCTTTGAATGGATTTTTTACATCATGCAATAGGTTGAATAAATCTCTATCGAAGTCTGGTTTATTCTTTGTCTTTTGTTCTGGCATTGTCATACTCCACTATTAGGTTGTTGATAAATCCTGGGTGTTTACTTACTAGATTTTCATCAGCATAAGTTTTTGCCCACATAGCTATTAGTTCTTTCAATGTAAACTTCATCTTCATTCTCCTTTTGTTTTGACAACAAGTGTACCTTTCTTGTTGCGTGTTATTACATAGTTACTGTTAGGAAACTCACATCTTCTAGCATCCTTAGGTACAAGTAACTTCATCTTCTTCTTCGTTTCTTCGAAGCTGGTAACAGCACCTTGATACTGATTCATCATACCATCAAGGCTTCTGTATAATTCATTATCAAACTCAAGATAGTCTTTCATACCATCTACAAGCACGTGTTCTTCTGCCAAAGTTTCAATAGTACTTTTGCCACTTGACTCTGGTGGTTGCTTGTCATTCTTTACGAACAACCAAAACCTTTTCATCTTTGCAAATAGTCTGTCGTAGAACTCTTGATTCCAATCTACTCTTACTACTTTGGGATCATCATTACCAAGTATGACAGATAGGTAACACCAATCTTGATTGTATACTTTCATATAATGATGTAGCTGTGGTGCATAGTATCTAGCCTTGTGTTCAATAGTTGCTCTTGCATTACTGTGTTTACATTCTAGTATTACATTGTCTACCTTGGCATCAAGATGAGCAAACAATGGTACATCTCTAAATGTAAATTGTTTTACTTCTTGTCCTGGAGTTGGTCTAGTTACTATCTTACCAGCAAACTCTGTCTTAGCTAACCATTCAATATGAAATGACTCAGTATGTACTCCAAGTTGTACACGAAATACATTAGATAAATCTTCTTCCATATCTCTTTTAGTTTTTACTTTCCATAGTTGTACTAGGTTTTGGTTGTGCCATATTCTATTGGCATCACTACCACCAAGACCTACAGTACGGTCAAAATCATCTGCTATTCTTACTTTATTTGCCATTTTCATTCTCCTTTGTTAATAAAATTATAATGCATTTCTGCATTGTAATCAAGCATAAAAAAAGCTAGTAACCCATTGGAATTACTAGCTTAATTGAAGAATGAACAATCAGATTATTGATGCAACTCTTTGCAATGCAGTTTTGCACCAACAATAAAAAGAATGACAGAAGTTTAATTTGTTGTCAATAGTTTCACGTATTACAGCTGGTAAAGGAAATGTATTGTACTTGTGTGTTTTCATTACCTTTACGATAGCTTCTTTTAGTAAGACAGGTGGTATGTCTTTGATTGCTTCTATGTAATATTTAAGACCTTCATCCTTCGGAAGTTCTGTTTGAAAAGTGTTGCCAAGCACTTGTAAACTTTTGACAATACTTTCATTGGTAGCTGGTTTCATTGCAATATCTAACTGATGTATGACATTAGATATTCTTTTTTTTACAACAACAAGTTCTTTGTCATTTTTTATTTCTTCTAATTTGTCTGACGTTGCTCTCGCTATTGTATCTATCAAGATAAGATCGGACTGACTCAGCATTATTGGTAGAAACTCTGGTTGGTTTACTATTGGTTGTGGATGCTGGTACTTTTTTACCCAGTCGGAAAGACAGACGACACCAAAATCTGAAGGCGGCATCCCAGTTTGTTTTTGTGTTTCCTTTAGCAAGGTAGTAATCTCTGAACTGATTTTCTTCATATTCTAAATCCTCTTTGTTTGCGTGTTTAAATGTATCAAAGAACCATACCTCTAGTTTACCAGACGGAGTCCAATCTTCAGAGATAGGTTCACCCTTATCGTATTTGCTCATAGCATTTCCTTTCTATAAACTTTTACTAATAAAATTCCACACAGTTTGTGCAGTTGATTCTCTTAAATGAAACTCACCTGATGATACTCGGTGATAAGTGCTATCTTGTATACCAGCTTTACGAAATGCTTCTCGTAAGTTTACTTTTTTTTTCTTTGCTAGTTTTTCAAGTTGTTGCATATAAGTTATTAGTTGATTGTTCATACTATATTATTAGCATAGCTATTGCATAAATGCAAGTGCAATCCTTGAGAAAAGGTCTTATACTAACTAACGATCAAATTAGTACAAGCACAAGGACTGCACATATTTGTCATTGACAAATTCTATATGTTGGCTTCTGCTTCTAGTTCTAGTTGTTCTAACTTGTATCTTGCATCATACCAGTTATCAAAGACCCAATACTGTTTCTCGTGTAGCCATCCTTTGTTTAGACATTTTATCATTTGATAGTAGTCTTTACCTACAAGGTCATAGCCAACAGTAGTTTCTTCAACAATCCAGAACATATCTTTGCCACTCAATATCTTTGCTCTTGTGCTTGAACAAGCTCTGTTAAACATCTTCTCTCTTACTGATCCTATATACATTACTTACTCTCCTTTATTTTTAAATATAATACTTTACCTTTTTCTGTTAAGAACCATACTCTTTGATACTTACCATGTTTGGATTTACGTTGACCAACAGCACCAATATAGTGTTGTCGTTCTAGCCATACTCTAGCAGTACGATACTTGCTGGTAATTACACCATCTTGATATGCTAGTTCTTCATCAGTCATACCTGTTGTACCACCTACTTCCATAATAAGTTCAATGACTCTATCTTTTGCTCGTCTTGTTCTTTGTACTTCTTCTTTGGCGGCAGTCTTACTAGTTTCAGGATCTGTTCGCCTTACCATATTGTACCATTCTTCATTCATATTCATTCTCCTATAATGTTAATAAATAAATGTATGCCCATAGTATAACATTGATTGTTGTTATTATGTATACTGCAATCATACATCACCTACTGCTTTATCACTAGCAATCACTTCTGCTTTGTCACGTACAAAGAAGAAGGATTGACTAGCATACTTACAAGCAGAACGTAATGAGTCTGGCTTATCTCTAAGAGCCTTAGCCCATGACTTCAAGTAATGCACGTGGTCACTTCTTGTTTCGTGCAACAAGTTGTAGTGAGCCATATGAAAACTTGCACCAAGTTCTGCTATAAGTTCCTCGAAAGCATAGTCGTGGGATGCAAAGTTACCTTTAAGGTTTCTGTTACATCTACTGCTATGCCCTGTCCAATGAGTAATCTCATGGAACAATGTACTGTAATAACTTTCTGGTTTCTTAAACTGTGTCCAATGTGGTACTTTGATTTCATCTGTTTCTGGTATATAACAAGCTCTGTTGTTACCATCAGTAATTCTAGCACCTACTTTTGGAAGGTCTACTTCTATCTCTCTGATAATATCATGATCAACTTTTCTTGTTGGTTTGATCAAAGATATTTTTAGGTCGTTGATGATTGACGTATCACCTTTTACATCATCAATACTAAAGATAGCTATAGTCTTGAATGTCTTTTTTACTTTTTCTTTTTCAGTCTTAGGATCTATTTCTGTTTTGATTATAGGTTGCCATAATGGTATACCAGTACCAGTCCTAGGTTTTAGTCCTATCTTCTGCCATTGCATAAACGTACCCCAGACTGGTGTCTTGTAACCATACTTGAAGTTAAGATGAAACTGATTCCAACCTGTGTATGCTTTGCCATCAACATTCATATGAAAGTTTTGAATCCATTTAGGCACGAAGGGTTGACTAGGATCATGCGACTCCATATCTTTGATGATTTGTTCTGTAATATCTTTTAGATTATCTTCAGCTAATTGTTTGATAGACATGACGGTTCTCCATATAATAGTTTCTCCAAGACTGGAGTGTTTTTCTAGATGCTAATTGAAACTGATTGTAGTCTTTTCTTTTTATCAATAGTTTCAATTCACTTAATAATATATTCTTGTGTTCAATCCATAGGTCATGAACATCAGCAAGTTTTTCACTATGGTATTGTTCAAGAAAGTTTAGTCGTGCTTGAAGCTGTTGTATGCTCAAGTATGCATAGGCTAATCTCTTTGCTCTGTAATTATACTCGTGCATAAACTGACAACCATGTTCAAGCATCATTCTATCCAAGTATCTTTCGTGTATTTGTTCTTTCTTCAATGACATATCAACCTCCAAAGTTATCAATACGATTGCGTAAATCTTCTGCATCAGTTCTGTATTGTTGCAGCAATCTGTTTTTTATTTCTGCATTAAGACTACCAGAGTTTACTAATACTGAATCTTGCAGTACCATTATTAGTTCTTCTAGTTGTTCTAGATATATTTTGTCTTGTTCGTGTTGTTCCCAATCTGGTTGGGGTATAATGTTAAACATATTCATTCTCCTTTATTAATAGTATAATTTATACAATGCATTTATGCAACTATATTCTAGTGCATAGTCTGATCAGTACAACAATCATTCCAATGTAACTAGCAAGAGATCCCATAATACATAGGACTATAAGCTGTGGTTGAAATGCAACAGGGTAGATAGCAAATACAAAACTCATTGATGTTAGAAATATTGCTATGCTGGAATATATAATAGCTGTAATTATATAAGCAGTTTTTTCTTGTCTTAGTGTATACATAATGTTCCTTTCTTTGATTAAATAAAACTTTGCAGTCATATGCTATGTCTGGTTGCATATACTACAAGTAGGCTGAGGTCGGCAAAGTGGTCACCGAGTTACGCATACTGAACCGAGCAGAAGGCATATGACAAACTCATAAAACAAATACAAAATAAAATTTAGATTCTTAAGACTAGTCTTAAGTCGCTTGTCGGTGCGAGTACCGACTCTCGCCGAAGGCGAAAATTTTTTTTTATATTTGCACAAAAAAAGGGCAACCAAATTAATGATTGCCCTGGGAGGATTATGACTTGATTTTAACTAGCCATTGATTTCTTCATATTTGCTCTTAACTTCTTTAGCTGGTCTGGACTTACTGTTTTTCCTTTCTCAGCTTTTATGCTATCCCAATTATTTAAGATATCTTTTCTTTCTTGTGGGGTATATGGTGTTTGTTTTATTGGTGACCAAACATCATCAATAAATGTATTGAATAAATTCTTATAGAACTCAAACACCTTAATATTTACTTCAAGATTATGAGCCAATAAGGAAACATCAGCTTCCTTGTCTTGCTCCAATCTATCCATTATCTTTTTGTCTGTGTCGTTCATTCTGTCCAATGCTTTCATATACCAGTTTTCAAAGTATATAACTTTTTCTGCTACTATATTTGAACTCCTGCCTATAACTAATTGGTTGGTTTCTGCGTCGTGGTCTGCGTCTATGTTTAATAAATCAGTGATGAAGTTATTCATTGTGATTCCTTTCTTTTTTTTTGTTGCTCAGGGCACCACGCCCTAAGTTACCATCTCAAAGAAACTAGGTAAAATTCAAATGCAAGTTTAGGTTATGGTCGGTACGGAGGAACTTGCACCCACCTCGTGGGCACAATAATAAGGGCGAACAAATAAAGAGCGAACAACGTGAGCACAATATAAATATGGGTTCGCATCAGAAAATGTGTTTTAATTTTACCTAGTTTATTCTCCGCTTACCTCTTTTTCGTGGGCGTGGTCGCTGAGCAACTGGTGGGAGCATTGCACCGAATCAATACATAGATAGTGCAATGCGAAGACAGACTCTGCGAAGAGTCTGCCCATATCATCTTCTGAACCTCAGCAAATCATAGGTGTCAAATTATTGGCTTGACACAACATATAGACCCACTACTATAGAACATAATGAAGATAGACAAATCACAATCTCTCACAACAAGACAACAGGCATTTATTGATAACCTGTTAACAAATGGTGGTACTGCTACACAATGTGCGATCAAAGCTGGATATAGTAAGAAATCAGCAAAGGTTGAAGCTAGTCGCTTACTCAAACAGGATAAGGTTTTGAAGGCACTACAGACACAAGCAATGAAGTCACTTGGATACAGAAGTATTAGTGCTTTAGATACTGTATCAAATCTCTCACAAAATGCTAACTCGGAGTACGTAAGATTGGAAGCTAGTAAGGATATACTTGATCGAGCTGGTATACGGACTGAAGATAGTCAACAGACTCAACTAGGTAATGCAATCCAAGTGAATATAGACCTGAAGTAAGACGGCTCTGTTGCCTACATAGAATACAGCACGACACATACGAACCTGTATAGTATACCCCACCCCAAAAACTGACGACCACTATACTGCAACAGGACTAGCTTACGTATTTTTCCTTTACAAAAGTCCTTCAATGTTTTATGTATGGTTTATAACCAAAGGAGAAAACAATGCCAGGACATTACGGAAAAAAGAAACCAATGAAAAAGAATGGAGCTTTGAAAGGGAAACAAAAGAACTTGCCTACTGCCTTAAAGAATAAAATCATCAAAGCAAAGAAGAAGAAAAAAGCAAAAGGATCTATGTATGGCTAAGCTATGTGCCAAAGGTAAAGCCGCCGCTAAAAGAAAATTTAAAGTATACCCAAGTGCATATGCTAATATGTATGCTTCTGGTGTTTGCTCTGGTAGGATTAAACCAAAGTCTGCTAAGAAAAAAACTACCAAACGAAAAAGGAAACGTGCATGAGTCTTCGTAAATGGATCGGAGAAAGATGGGTTGATATTGGTGCTCCTAAGAAAAATGGAAAGTATCAACCTTGTGGAAGAAGTAAAGGATCTAAACGTAAATATCCAAAGTGTGTGCCAATAGCTAAAGCAAGAAAGATGAGTAAATCACAAATACGTTCAGCAGTAAAAAGAAAACGAAGTGTTAAACAAGGAGTAGGTGGTAAGCCAACTAACGTAGCGACATTCAAAAAAAAGAAAGGAAAGAAACGTGGGTAAAGGAATGAAACATTATTTTAGAGATGGTAAACTGCACAAAGGTGCTACTCACAAAATGCCTAATGGTAAATTACATTCTGGTAAGACACACACCAAAACAAGTAAACCATTATTTCATATGAAAGAATTATCTAAGACTGCACAGAAGAAAGCGAAAGCAAATGCCTAAGTCACCAGCATGGCAACGTAAAGAAGGTAAAAATCCCAAAGGAGGATTGAACGCAAAAGGTCGTGCTAGTTATAATAAAGGTCGCACCAAAACAGGTAAGAAAAGAAATCTAAAAGCACCATCAAAAAAAGTTGGTAATAAAAGACGTGCAAGTTTTTGTGCAAGGATGAAAGGTATGAAAAAGAAACTAACTGGTGCAAAGAAACGTAATGATCCTAATTCAAGAATTAATAAAGCACTTCGTGCCTGGAATTGTTAATGTATATAATTAATTACAAAATGTATTTTAGTAAAAAACCAGCAAAAGCAGATGTAAAAAATAAATTGTTTGATTTGTTGCGTGATGATTTTACTTTACGTACTGCTGAAGAAGAAGATGATTATGTTAAAAAAAAAGAGATACAGGAGAAAAAATGTTTATAAGAGAGTTATCTTTTCAAGATTTACTAAGGCTACGAAAGATTGTAAGAAACACACATTTAAAATTTTATCCACAAGCAGACTTGACTGATAAAGAAGTTGATAAGTTTATCAATACACTTGGTCCAGATGTTGCTGGTAAAATGATTAAGTATGCTGTAGATAATAACCAAGTATGAAATTTACATACAAGCCAGATGGTGAGATCCTCAAAACTTTTATGAAAGATAATAGTTTCTTTCGTGGTATACGTGGACCAGTGGGTTCTGGTAAATCTGTAGCTTGTTGTATAGAAGTTTTTCGTAGAGCCTTAGCACAAAAAAAATCTCCAGATGGCATACGAAGAAGTCGTGTTGCTGTTGTGCGTAATACTAATCCTCAATTACGCACCACAACAATGAAAACTTGGTTAGATTGGTTTCCTGAAAAAGAGTTTGGCAAAATGAATTGGTCACCACCATATACACATAGAATCAAAATAGCAGATCTAGATTTAGAAGTAATCTTTTTAGCATTAGATAGACCAGAAGATGTTAAAAAATTATTATCTTTAGAACTTACCTTTTTATTTTTTAATGAAGCAAGAGAAATAGCAAAACCAATTATTGATGCTGGTACAATGCGTGTAGGCAGATACCCTTCTATGAAAGATGGTGGACCAACTTGGTATGGTGTAATAGCAGATACTAATGCACCAGACGAGGATCACTGGTGGAGTGTAATGAGTGGGGAAGTTCCTCCACCAGACCATTTATCAAAAGAAGAAATAATGATGTTAGTAAAACCTGATAACTGGAGATTTTTTATACAACCTCCAGGTATGCAAGAAGTAAAGAATGTTAATAAAGAAGTAGAACGATATGAACCAAGTAAGAAAGCAGAAAATGCAAAGAATCTACGAAGTGATTACTATCAATCTATTGTGCGAGGAAAAACAAAAAGTTGGATTGATGTGTATGTAATGAATCGTTTAGGAACAATAGAAGATGGTAAACCTGTATACAAAGATTTTTCTATGGATACTCATGTAGCATCAGAACCAATCATACCAGCAGAAGTTCCATACTATGTAGGTATAGACTTTGGTCTTACACCAGCTTGTGTATTTGCACAACAAGTAAGAGGTCGTTGGTTAATCTTAGATGAGATTGTAGCAAGAGATATGGGTATGGTAAAATTTTCTGAAATATTAAGACAAATGATACAAAGCAAATATAATAAAAAATCAATAGCAAAAATAATTGGAGATCCAGCTGGAGATTACAGGGCACAAACAGATGAGTCTACACCTTTTCAAATATTACGTGGTGCTGGTATTAAGGCATACCCAGCACCATCTAATGATGTAAGTCTTAGACTCGAAGCAGTTAATGCACCACTTACAAGATTAATAGAAGGGAAACCAGCTATGCTTATTGATAAGAGTTGTAAACATTTAATAAAAGGTTTTGCTGGTGGTTATCAATATAAAAGATTACAAGTATCTGGTGAAAGATATACAGAAAAACCAGATAAAAATGATTACTCACACGTACATGATGCACTCCAATATTTATTATTAGGTGCTGGTGAAGGTAAAAAAATTACAGGTAATCAACAGGAGTCAAAAGTGGTACAAGCAAAAACTCACTTTGATGTCTTTACAAGAGAGCCAAAAAAGAATATAAGAAAGAAATGGAATATTTTTGATATTCGTTCAAGAATGTAAAGGAGTATATATGTGTATAGGAAATATTTTTGGTGGCAAACCTAGTATGCCATACATTCCACCACCACCACCACCTGATCCATCTATTGCCGCTAAACTAGAAAAAGATAGAAAAGAAGGATTACAAATGCAACAACAGGCAACACAGGCACGTAGACAAAGATTACTACAAGGATTTGGTAGAAGAAGTTTGTTATCATCTTCTGGTGCTGGATATTTGACAAATACAACACAAAACACAAACTTAGGATAATATGGTAGCACTAGTTCCAGAACCACTTTTTAAAGATATGAATAATCTTGAATCTATGTTAGCTAGATACAAGAGAGCAGAAAGTATAAAAGAATTATGGCGACCAACATTTGAAGAATGTTTTGAGTATGCTTTACCAGCAAGAGAAAGTTTTTATCCAACAACTGCTGGTCAAAGTAAAACAGATAAGATATTTGATGAAACTGCTGTGGTTGGTGTACAAGAGTTTGCATCAAGACTACAAGCTGGTATTGTTCCTAACTTTGCAAGATGGGCAGAATTGATTGCTGGAAGTGAAGTACCACCAGATGATCGAAAAGCAACTAATGAAGCATTAGATGGAGTAACAAATTATATATTTGAAGTATTGCAAAATAGTAATTTCTCACAAGAAGTGCATGAATCATTTTTAGATTTAGCTGTAGGCACAGGTGCTTTGTTAGTAGAAGAAGGAGATGCTGTAAGACCTGTAAGGTTTACTGCTGTACCACTATCAAGATTAACTTTAGATACAGGACCGAATGATACTGTTGATACAATTTATAGAACTAGAAAAATAAAAGCATCAAATATAAAACTAATATATCCAAATGCTGTTTTACCTATAGAAATACAAAGACAATTAGATAATGGTAAAGATTTGTTTGTGCAAATAGTAGAATGTGTATCTAGAAATTATGATACACCTAATGTAGAGAAATATGATTGTACTATTTTTGGTACTAATCCACAGCACGTTTATGATAGAAAAGAATTTAAAGGAGAAGGATCTAATCCATATGTAGTATTTCGCTGGAGCAAAGCCGCTGGTGAAGTATATGGTCGTGGTCCACTTCTTAATAGTTTACCAGCAGTAAAAACCTGTAACTTGGTAATAGAAATGATACTAGAAAATGCACAGATGTCTATATCTGGTATGTATCAAATCGAAGATGATGGGATTATCAATGTGGACACCATACAACTCCTACCAGGCACAATAATACCACGTTCCCCATCATCTCGAGGACTAGAACCAATTACACCAGCTGGAAGATTTGATGTTGCTGATTTAGTTTTGAAAGATATGCGTACAAATATAAAAAAAGCATTATATAATGAAATGCTTGGAGATCCTAATACAACACCAATGTCTGCAACAGAAGTAGCAGAACGTATGGCAGATTTATCAAGACAAATTGGTTCTTCTTTTGGAAGATTACAAGCAGAAATGGTAACACCTGTATTACAAAGAGTAATACATATACTTAAAAAGCAAGGAAGAATAGATATACCAACAGTAAATGGTAGAGAAATAAAAGTTTTATCTACATCTCCACTTGCACAAGCACAAGCAAATCAAGATATATCAGGATTTAATAGATTTTTAGAATTAGTTCAAGCTAGATTTGGACCACAACTTGTAAATTTATTAGTAGATAATAACGAAGCTACTAAATTTTTAGCAGAAAAGTTTGGAATACCAGCAAGATTAATTAGAAGTAAAGAACAAATGAATGAAACTATTGCACAGATGACACAAGCTATACAGCAACAACAACAGATGCAACAACAAATGGCACAGCAAGGTAATGAAGGACAAGAAACCCCTACAAGTTAGTATTGATGGAGTAAGAAGATCTCAAGGTAATGAAGATAAACTTAATAGTACAGTTCTATCTTGTTTCCTTACTGATGCTGGTGCTGAAACATTGAAGTATTTGAGAAGTATAACAATCGAAAGTGTAGCTGGATTTAACATATCTGATCAAGAACTAAGACAAAGAGAAGGTATGAGATTTCTAGTAGGTATTATTGAACAACGTATAAAGGAGGGTAAAAATGTCAGAGCAAGAGAGTCTAATAAACACAGAACAGGAAACTAAAAACGAAGTAGGAGAAGTAGCAGAAAGACCAGAGTGGCTTCCAGAAAAATTTTGGAATGATGGTAATCCTGATTATGAAAACTTAAGTAAGTCTTATGCAGAACTTGAAAAATTATCATCAAGAAAAAAAGAAGAACTTACCACAGAAATAAAAACTGAAATAGAACAAGAGCAATTAAAAGGTATACCAGAAGCTCCAGATAAATATGCTATACCTGAAATACCAGAACAATATAATACAGATACACCTCTTATGGAAGGATGGAAAAAGTATTGTCATGATAACAAATTAAATCAAGATGCTTTTAATGCTGGTATTGATTTGTTTATTAAATCACAACCACAGTTTGATGAGAAAGCTGAGTTAGCAAAACTTGGTGAAAATGCTACACAAAGATTAGAAGCAGTAAGTTTGTGGACAAATAAAAACTTCAATGAAGGTGAAAGACTTGCTATATCAAATATTTGTACTACAGCTGAAGGAGTACAAGCTGTAGAAAAAATTATAGCTATGGCACAAACAACAGTATCTTCAGAAGGTGAAGCAAGTTTAACTTCAGGTAAAACAAGAGCAGACCTTGAAGCTATGATGAAAGATCAAAAATATTGGCATCCTACTCATAGAGATGAAGGATACGTAAAACAGATAAACGAAGCATTTGAAAAACTCTATAGATAATTTAGTTTGGTTAGTTAAACCTTCTAAATTAAGTGATGCAAGATACATAGCAGACAATATGAGAGAACAAGATGTTAAAGAAGTATTGGCTCTTGGACATAAACCTTATGAAGCATTAGTATATCCTGTAACACATGATGATGCTCAAACATTTACTTTGTTTTATGATAAAGAACCAGTATTAATGTTTGGTACTGTTAGTGAAGGTATGGGAGTAGCAAGACTTTGGATGTTAGCAACAGATAAAGCATTTACAAGACCACAGAAATTAGCTTTTTTAAGCAAACAATGGACAGATACTTTACAGAAACCTTACAATTATTTGTATAATTATGTGTGGTTAGGTAATGAAAAAGCAATTCGTTTACTAAAATACCTTGATTGTAAGTTTGATAAAGTTCCTATTACTAGAAAAAATTTAAATTTTATAAAATTTTCTCGTTGCAAAACTTATAAAAATTAAGTATATGTAATTTAGTAGACCGAAATTATCGGAGTTTAGCCCATTTGGACAACTGGACAGAAGATAAGCTCGACAATCTCAATGTTGTTTTATTAATTTTTTTAAGGAGAGTAAATTGGCTATATCAATTTCTACTGCTTTTATTAAACAGTTTGAGAGTGATGTCCATATGGCTTATCAAAGAATGGGTTCTAAACTCAAAGATACCATTAGACAGAAACCAAATGTAAATGGTAATCAAACTGTTTTTCAAAAAGTAGGCAAAGGTACTGCTGTTCAGAAATCTCGTCATGGACAAGTACCAATAATGAATGTCGATCACACAAATGTAACAGTTACACTAAGCGACTATTATAGTGCTGACTATGTGGATAGATTAGACGAGTTAAAAACAAATATAGATGAGAGAATGGTTGTTGCACAAAGTAGTGCTGGTGCATTAGGAAGAAAAACTGATGAACTTATTACTACTGCTCTTGATGGTACATCTAATACTCAGACTGAAAGTGGATCAGATGGTCTTACATTAGCTAAGATTAATACTGTTTTTGGTTCTATGGGTGAGGGTGATATACCTGATGATGGCGATAGATACTTTGTGGTATCACCTGATGGTTGGATAGACCTTCTTGCAATCAACGCATTTGCTGATGCTGACTTTATTGGACCAGATGAACTACCTTATAAAGGTGGTATGGTAGCAAAAAGATGGCTTGGTTTTATGTGGATGGTACATAGTGGTTTACCAACAACAGGTGGTAAAAGACAATGTTTTGCTTATCATAGAACTGGGTTAGGAGTAGCTATGGGTGCTGATGTAACAACAGAAGTAAACTATATTCCTGAAAGAGTGTCTAACTTAATTACTGCATATATGAGTCTGGGTGTTGTGTTGATTGACGACAACGCAGTCTTTGAAGTGCAGATAGCTGAATAGGAGGTACAAATGGCTTTAGATGCAACAAATTTATTTAAGGTCGGTGGTGCTAATCCTGGAATGTGGATATATAAAACCACAGATGCAATAGGCACAGCTGACGATTCTGGTTACTTTAATGATGTAACTAATGAATTAAAACAATTTGATGTAATAGTTATCATAGGATCAACTGGTGGTACTGCCACTATTGATATGGCAACTGTAACATCAGCAACTGGTGCAACTACAGTAACAGTAGCACTTCTTGCTTAACGGAGTATGGGGGAGGTAACTCCCCCAACATTATATGGCTACTACTAAGATAGATATATGTGCAAGAGCATTAGTTATGATAGGTGCAAATCCTATAACTTCTTTTGCAGATGGTACAACAGAATCTACAGTAGCTAGTAACCTGTATTTAGATACAGTAAAGAATACATTGTCCAGTTATAGATGGAGGTTTGCCAGTAAACAGGCACAACTTTCAAGATTAACAGATGCACCAGATCATAAATGGGATGCCGCTTATCAACTGCCTAGTGATTTAGTAGGTCTACATGGTGTGTTTGTTAATGATATGCCGATAAAGTTTGAGAGATATGGAGATATGGTTTATAATGATGCGACATCAACTGATAAAGTATATATAGATTATACATTCTATGATGAAAGTGCAACTAATCCAGAAGAATTTTTTCCTCCGTATTTTATTTTTTTATTAGAACTATCATTAGCTTCTATATTTGGATATGCTGTAGCACAGAATAATGCATTATCAGATTCTTTGGAAGGTAAAGCACAAAGACAACTAGCAATAGCTAAGAATCTAGATGCACAACAAAGAACATCTAGCAGATTAAGAATAACAAGATTTGCTAATACAAGAAATTCTACAGGTGCTTCTAGTATAGAAGGAACTGTGGAGTAAATGTGGCAAAAAATAGAGCATTACTAAGACAACTTAAAACAACATTTCAAGCTGGTGAACTTGATCCATTAATGGATATGCGTAGTGACGTTAATGCATATACTAATGGAGCAAGGCAAATGCAGAATGTTAGTTTATTTTCACAAGGTGGATTTAAAAGAAGAAATGGAACAAAAAGATATGCAAGTCTATCAGGAAATGCTAGACTTGTTGGTTTTGATTTTGATGATAATGAACAATATATATTAGCATTTGGAAATCAAAGAGTAGATATATATTATCTTGGGAATGATACATTAGCACAATCAATTACTGGTTGTGTATGGACTACTAGTATTCTATTTGAAATGCAGTTTAGTCAGTCTGGTGATACTATGATTATTACACATCCTAGTATGCAAACACAAAAACTATTTAGAACTGGATTAACTACTTTTACTAAAAGTAATTATACTTTTGATTCTGATGCACAAAATATATATCAACCATATTATAAGTTTGCTGATCCATCTACAACTATAACAGCAAGTGGCACAACCGGTAGTGTTACCTTAACAACAAGTGTAAATCATTTTACTGCTGATTATGTAGGTGTTTACCTTATGATTGAAGATACAACTTTATTGATAACTGGATATACAAGTGCTACACAAGTAACAGCTACAATACTTGGTACACTACAAAAACAATTAATAATAGATCCTTTTACTACTGCTAATGGAACAAAAACAATAACTGTCAATGATCCTTTACATGGATTAGCAAATGGAGCAACTGTAAATATATCTGGATCAAATAGTATAGAAGGAATTAATGCAACAAATATAAATGGATCAAGAACTATAACAGTTTTAAATGAAGATAGTTACACATTTACAGCTGGTGGAAGTACTAATGCATCTAACACTGCCGCTGGTGGAGGAGCCGCAGTTTTTATATCAAGTGCAAATCAAGTAAATACAAGATGGAAAGAACAAACTTATAGTTCTATAAGAGGTTACCCAGCATCATCTACATTTCATGATGGTAGGTTGTGGTTTGGTGGGTCATCAAGTTTACCAGATTTTGTATGGGCATCAAAGGTAGATGAGTTTTTTAATTTTGATTTAGGAGAAGGTAATGATGCAGATAGTATACAATCTTCTATTGGTGCATCACAAGTAGCAGACATAAGACATTTAGTATCTAATAGACATCTTCTTATTTTTACAGCAAATGGTGAGTTCTTTTGCCCACAAACAGATACAGCAGTTTTGACTCCAGGAAACTTCCAAGCACGTAGACAAACTACACATGGATGCAGTCACGTTAATATTAAAACTTTAGAAGGTGGTGCTTTATTTGTACAAAAACATGGCAGAGCAGTAAGAGAATTATTGTTTACAGATTTAGAATTATCATATTCAGCAACTAATATAAGTGTCTTAGCAAGTCATTTGGTACAAACACCAATAGATATGACAATACTACAAGGTACATCTGAAAGACCAGAATCATATGCTATATTTATAAATACTGATGGTACTGCTGGTGTGTTTCATGCAGTAAGAGCAGAGAAATTAGCTGGTTGGACTGAATGGAAAACAACTGATGGTGCATCATATAAAAGTGTAGAAGCTGTTGGATCACGATTGTTCTTTACTGTATTTAGAAATAGTGCATATTATATAGAAGAAATGGGTACAGAAGATAATACACTAGACCATGCATCAACATTTACAATAGGAAGTGCTGGTACTGTGTTTACTGGATTATCTAATTATGCTAGTCAAACTGTAAAAGTAAGAAGTGGTAATTTTTATATGGGTGAGTTTGCTGTAACAAGTGGAGGACAACTTACATTGTCAACTGGATTTGATACTACTACTATTACTGTAGGTTTTGATTATAATATTAATGTAGAAACAATGCCTGTAGAAATAGCACTGCCTAGTGGTAGTTTACAAGGTAAACCAAAAAGAATTAGTAAAGTTATACTAGGACTTAATTCAGCATTAGCTACTACTGTATCAGGCAATACATTAGTACTAAGACAAGTTACTGATGATTTATCTTTAGCACCAACTGCTGTAACAGGTAAAAAAGATTTTTATTTATTAGGGTATAACAAAGATGCAACTGTTACTATTACACAAAGTGATCCTTTGCCAGTAAGAGTAACAGGATTAGTTATGGAGTATGCTGTTTAATGTGTGATGCAATTTTAGTTTTAACTGCAATAAGTGCTGGTGCTACTGTTCAAAGTGCTAGAATACAAGCACAAGCATCAAGAATAAATAATAAACTTGCTGAAGAAGAAGCAAAAATAAGAAATGCAGAATTAGAAGAAAGAAGAAAACTAGCAAAAATAAATGCTAAAATAGAAGAAAATAACAGACGACAAGCATATGCTAGAAATATAGCTACCATAAGAGCATTAGGTAAAGGTAAAGATAATCAATCTTTTTTAGCAATATTAAACAAAGAAGAAGAAAGTCTACGATTAGATATAGATAATATACGATTAGGAAGAAGGGTACAGGATAGTAGGCTATCAACACAAATTGCTGTAAATACAGTACAAGGTACAAAACCAGACTTAAGTGGATTTTATACTGCCGCTGGTATTGCATCAGCTTCAGGTACAGTAGCTAGTGGATTGTCTGCATCTGCGGCAACAAAGACTGGTGGATAATTATGGTAAAAAGATATTCAGATTTAAATAGATTAAAAGTAGATACAGGAACACAAGTTAATGTAAATTTAGGTAGAGTAGATACTAGACCAGTACAAGCATTCTTTAATGCTGTAAGTAAATCATCAGATCAATTTAGACAAATAGCTATTAAAAATGCAACTGATAGAGCAAAAAAAGATGCAAAAGAAAATGCAGAAAGTGCAACATTTGAAATACATCCAGCAACAAATAAACCTATATATGATCCTATACTAGATGGAGGTTCTATATATAATCAAACTTATGAAGAAATATATGATCAAAATTATTTAGCAGAAGTACAAACTTCATTTGGTAAAGAAGTATCTGATATTAGAGGAAATCATGTAAAGAAACCAGATTCTGCATTTAGTATTGGTAATTTACCTACAGATATGGAAGAAGCAAAAAATAATATTTTAGATACATTGCCTTTAAAATTTAAAAATGATTTTACTACTTATGCTGATGGTACAATTACAAGAATACTAGATGCAGAAAAACAACAAGTAGGAACTAACTTAGTAAATCAAAATAGAAGTGCATGGAATAAAACAAAAACAACATTATTAGATGAATATCGAGGAAGTCCTTCAGAAGAGAATAAAACAAAACTAGAAAATCATTTAAATCAAGCAGACATATTATTTGGTCCAGATGAAGCTGATGCATTAAAAGCTAGTACAGAAGTTGAAATAAATTCTATTCCTATTGCACAAGCATTTATACAAGAAATATCTAAATTAGAAGAAGGAAAAGGTAATGAATTAATTTTTGTTAATAATAGAGATCAATTAATGAGTGTATTAGAAATAATACATAACAGAACAGGTACAGTTAATTTAACAATTAATGGAGAAGATAAAAGTTATAGCTATTCTGATATAGTTGCTATGTTTCCAACTGAAGCAAGAAGAAAAGAAGTTAGTTCAACAATACGATCAATGATAGAATTAAGATCAAAACAAAATACAAATGCAGTAGAATCAAAACAATTTTATAAGAGTGTATTAGATCAAGCAGAAAAAGATATTAGAACTTTTTCAGGATCAAATGAAGAATTACAAACTTTGCAACAAGAATTTATAAACTCAGTAGAAAATTTTGTACCAACTAATTCTTCAGAAGCATTTACAGGATCAGCATTAAAATCTAAAACAGAAGCAGTAGCTAAAATAGAAACATTAGGCGAATTATTTTTATTTAATAGATTAAAAAAGAAAGAAGCTATTAATTTAAAAGAAGATGAAAGAGAATTAGAATTTAAAATGTATACACTAGAACCTGAGGAGTTAAAGAAAGCACTTATTATACATCAAAGAAATCATCCAAATACAAAATACTCAATAGATAATTTTGAATCTATAACTGCTACTGCACAAGTTATGAAACAAATTAATATAGAAGAATTAGATCCTGAAAAAATAGAACATAATCTTATGATTTTAAATAATGGTGTGTTGACTGAAGATTATGATCAGTTTTATTTAGATAATGATAATGCTGTTAGTAGTAAAGAACTTGTTGAACTTGCTGGATCTAATGGAATGACTGCAATCAAAAATTTATTTGATAGATTTAGTAGAGGAGCAAGAGGAGAAGGCTCTGGTAAAAAAGTAGAAAAACTAGATAATATGGTTTCTTTGGTTAATGAAAATATATATCAAGAAGTTACACCAGCTAATGCAGATAAAATATTTGTTGAAATGTTAAAAGATGAATTACAATTAAATCCACAACTAAAAGACATTGATTTAGGTGGTGATACAACAATCACACAAATGTTAATGAAACCAGATGCAAACGGACAAACATTAGTTAATAGTCCTGAGTTTGCTACAGTAATAAGCAAACTACACAATTTATCAAAACTACCAAAGCCTTTACATGGATTAATACATGATGCTAGATATTTAAATTTAAAAACTATATTTGAACAATCACTTCCTATACTAGATATTATCAAAGAAGAAAATGAAAACTTATACTTTAGAGAAAAAAATAGATCTAATTCTGGTATTGGTTTTTTAGAAAGTATTGGAGGACTTAATGTTGAACTAAATGATGATGGATCATATTCAGGTATTACTGTTACTAAATTTGAAACATTACAAAAATTATTTCAGCAACCAGATATTTTAAATATAGTAAATAATGATGTTTTTAAAATTATAGGGAAAAATAAAACAAAAGAAAATGTTACTACTAAAGATGTTAAAAGTGCTATACAAATTATGGCAGAAAAACAATTTAAAAATGATGAAGATAAATTAAGTATATTTAAAGAAAATTTAACAGATATAACAAATGCAGTATATTCTGATGTTATATCTCGAAGATATATAGGAGAAGATAGTTTTGATGTTGAAGATTATATACAAAAAGATTTATCATCAAGAGTAAATAGATTTGTACCATCATCTAAAACACCTTTTGTAAAATCAAAAAGGGTAGATAGTATAGACCATAAATTAGCAACTAATAAAGAAATAACAATAACTAGCAAATATAATGGTTTAGAATCTTTAATGAGTTCATATCAAGTAAAATTAGCAAGTGAAATATTAAGTAATGGCAATGTATCTTTAGAAGAATCACAACCAAATTTATTAGATATTATTGGAAATTCTATTACTATACCTGATGTTAATAAAGATAGAACATTTTTAGCTGGTAACCTTAAAGAAGAAACTAGAATAAATGATTTTAATACTATTATTGCAAGTGAACATAATTTAGAATTAAACTTTAATAATGCTAATTTAAAAACAAATCAAGATATATTAACTCCTAGTATTACTGTAAATGGACAAAAACAAAATGTACCAATAGTAATTGGTAAAAATGCAAGACTACAAGAAGTAGATACAGAAGAACTTGCAGATGGTTCTACTAATGTAACATATGCTGTGCAAATGCATTATCTTGATAAAAATAATATGACTGCAACTAATAAAGATTATTTAATGGATGGTACTGATATATTTAAGTTTACTGTAAATCGTACCAACCAGCTAAATAATGCAATAAAAAATCAAGCAGTACAAGATGCTAAAAATTCAATTAACAATAATATTAAAATAGCAAAAAGAAATATAGAAAATAGCACAGTAGTAGATGATAAAGATAAACCAAGAATATTAGAAAACTTATCTTATAAAGAATTTAGTGAAAATAATTTATATAAAGATATTAAAAATGGATCTAACTATATTGCTTATCATAGAGATAATTTATTCTTAGCAAAACCAAATGAAAATGGAGAAATACAAACAGTAAAAGGTACAATTATATCTTTAGATTCTTATCCAGAAGAAAAAACTTTACAAGAATTTTTAAAAAATGATTCAGAACTTTTAAAAAAAACTACACATTATTTAGTGCCAACAATACGAGTAAATGCTCAAGGTGAATTAGAAGATGTACCACAGAGCCAAATACTAGCTCATGCAAAATCACTTGGTTTAAATAATTTAGTATCAGGAGATTCTGTACAAGAAGTTAGACAACATGAAATTAGATTAAAAAAAGTAATAGATGCTGATAATAAAACACATCAAGATAATCAAAACATTAAGGCTCCACTACCTATGTTTACAGAAAATGCTAAAGGAGTAAAAGTAACTATTGATGTTATTAATGAAGTATTAGATTTATCTGACAAAGCATTTCCTAGTACTAAGTCTGGCAGAGATGATAACTTTAGAATGATGTTAAGTACAGCAAAAGCAGAAAGTAAATTTGGTATAGCAGAAGGATCTTTTGACCCCAATAGAGTAAGCACTGGTATTTTTCAGTTTGATAAACGTAGAACTATTATAGATGAAAATGGTAAGCCTAAAGATATAATTCCTATTTTTGCTGATTTACAAAAATTTAAAATTAAATCAAGCAGAAAGTTTGCAAAGAATGTAGAAAAAATGGAAAAAGTAATTAATGAAAAATATCCAGATATGGATTTTAAATTTTCAGAACTGCAACATTCAGATTTAAGAGTACCATTTAATGCCGCAGTTGTTATGAGATTATGGCTTATGACTATTCCATCATCATATAAAACAATAGATCAAGCGGCAAAGTTATATAAGGATAGATACAATAGTAATGATCCTAATGCAAAAGGTAGTGAAGAAGGTTTTAAATTATTAAATAGATATTTTTATAATAAAGAAGTACAGGATATTATTGATGGCTACTGATTTTCAAAATCCATATAAAATAAACCATATAAGGAGTAGACTGCCTGAGATATTTGAAGTAGAAGAAAATCCTACATGGTGGCAAGATGTTGGTAGTAACTACAAACTTATGTATGCACCAGTTATATCTAGAATAAAAGAAGGGCAACTATTTGGTTTTGAAGATGATCCTAATTTTAATGTAACATCTGATATGTTTGATGGGTCAGAACCTTTTGAATTGTATGAGGATCTAATAGATTCTAAAAGTCAAAAAGAATTTGATTATAGAAAAAATATTTATTCAAAGATGGAAGGTATAAGAAAAGAATTAAGTATAAATAATTCTATATCTGCTGGTTTATTTGCTGGTGTGTTTGATCCTATAAATTTAATACCGATACCGACAGCTGTAGGAATGGGTTTTGCAAAAGGAGCGGCAAGATTAGCTATGGGAGCATCAGCAGTAACAGGAGTACAAGAAGGGTTTAGAGGATATAACGATCCATTATATGAACCTATTGAAACTGTTTTTGCATTAGGAGGGTCTACATTATTTGGTGGATTGCTTGGTGGTACAATAGGTCATGTTACAAGAAACTCTGGTAAAAATTTTAGTAAAGCGACTTATTCTGATGATGGTGCAGATATATCAAAAGAAACAAAACTAATAACATATGAACCTAATGAGAAACAACCTATACCTAAAAAGAAAACAGAGCCTGTAAATAAAGAAGATATAAAAGTATCAGGTGATGTAGATTATAAAGAAGTAAAACCTATACCAAAAAATAAAAATGATGAAATAGATGATGTAGTACAAGAAGTTGATTTAAAAGAAAAAAGCATACAAGAAGAAGTAGCACCTGAAAAAGCATTTGGTTTAGAGTTTACTTTAAAAGGTAGTATATTTGGTAGAACAGTAACAAGATTTAAAGCTAAAAAACTTAGAGATTGGAGTGTTAATGTTGCCGCAGATTTTGGTATAGCTTTTAGAGATTCTAAATTAGGTAGAGCTATAACTAATAATACTGTTGGTGGTACTGTTAGTATGAATAAAGGAATATGGTTAGGACAAACAGCAGACTATATTAAGTTTGCACAAAACAAATACCTTGAAGCAGTACAAAATATCAAAGATCCAACATACATAACTGGTATTAACGTACCATTACAAAAAGAAAAAATAAGACAATTTTTTACTAGAGATGGTACTTTAAAATACAAAGATTTTATGGATGAAGTAGGACTTGCAATTATCAAAGGTAGTGATTCTGGAAAGATAGAACATGAAATACCACAAGTAAAAGAAGTAGCACAAAAATTTTTAGACAAAATGGATCTTGCTAAAAAGTCTGGTATAGAAGCAAATTTCTTTATGACAGGTAAAAGTTTATTAAGAAGGCATAAACAATTAGCTACAGAAATACGAAGTGGTTTAAATGTACAAAAAGGATTACTAAAAGCAAATAGAAAAAAAGCAACTGGAGAATATAAACTACGATTAAGATATAACTTACAAAGAATATATACAGCTTTACAGAGTAT